ACAGGATCATCAAGAAACGCCTACCGGTGTTTCTTCTTGGCCGTGTTGTAGGTCCCTCCCATGTGCCCGCGAAAGCTGGTCATGGGAAGTCCCATCGGCGTAAAGTCGATGCCCAGACTGCGATTTGGCAGTCGCTCTGGGCAGGTTTCGTTGCCTCTGGTCTTTCTCAACAGTATGGCTGCTGGAGACTTAGGGCTTGGGTTACCAAGTCCTCCGCCCGCGGCGCCGACTGGACGTGCTCGGTTTTGAAGGAGCTGAGCGTGTCCCTCCGTGATCTTGCTCTCACAGAGCGGGAAGTCGGCTATGTGGACGGTGTCCCCAGGGGAGTACAGAGATGGCTTCGAGCACTCGTTCGGGTTGACGTAAAGCGCGTCCTGGCCTTCACCAGGTTCGCCCGCGCTTTGCCGAAGCCTGGCCGGGTGTCCATCTCTCACTCCTTGTTGAGCCATGCCCGTAACATTGCTGAACCGGTATACGCTCCCGACTGGGTCGTCGAGAGACTCGAAGAGTATACCACGATAAGGTTCGGGCAATCGTTGAGAAAGTGTACTTGGAAACACGCACCTCGCAGCAAGAATGCTGTTAAGGAGTGCTCGGGGTCTAAAGGCGGCTACGACGGCCACCTTAGACACCGCATCGAGGAGGACCTTCATGGAGACCTGTTTAGGGTCGACATGATCGAACGAATCCTTGCGGCGGCCCGTAGAACGGGCGCCTTCCCCGGGAAAGACTCTCTCCTTAACAGGCTGCTCAGCGTAGCAAGAGCCGGCCCCTTTGATGAGGTTCAGTATCCGGAAGTCCTGCAAGGTTACGGAACCTTGTTGTCTATGGAGGACTTCTTGAACCTCGGCCGCGGGGGCTACGCAGACATGGATCGGTCTCGACCTTTCCATGTGGCATCTCCTATTGCCGAGCAGGGTTGCAAAGTGCGTGTCATTACCGTCCCGCCAGCCAGCGTCTTCACAGCAGGTTCGTTGGCTAGGACATCTATCTTCCCCCGTCTTATTAAGAAAGACACCCGTGTTCGAGATTTCCTCTCGAGAATACGGGAAGACGGGTCGATAGAAGGCTTTCCTAGCTACCTGCGCGGTGGTCATGCGTTCTTGAGCGCAGACTTGACAAAGGCGACGGACGGTTTCGCACATAATGCGATCGAGGCGGTGGTTCGCGGCCTCGGTAAAGCTGGGTTGCCCCAACCTTACCTTCAGGCAGTTGCTGGATCCCTTGGCATCGAGCGAGACTGCAAGCATTATGTGCGGTACCGTAAGTCGTCTTTCACCGAGAAGGACTGGCGGGCGCTGCTCGACGTTCCGGGCCGTTTGTTGTTTGAGGAAGACAAGAAAGTGTGGGTCGACATCCCAATGAACCGGGGATGCCTCATGGGCACGCCCATGAGCTTCACTATCTTGTCTATAATAAACGGCTGGTGTTGTGAGGCATTGGGTGACTGCGTCGCGATTTGCGGTGACGACGTAGTGGCAATGACAACACCTCGGAAAGTCGAGACCTACCGTCGCCGGGTGGAGGCGGTAGGTAGTGGATTGCATCAGAGGAAGTCTTTCTTTGGCAAGAAGGGCTGGACGTTTTGCGAAGGGTTTGGCCTCGCCGGCGACGGCGAGCTCGGACCGTTTACAGGCCCAGTGCGCTACTATAGCCCTTATCCTCTGAAGCAATTCATGCGCGACGGTAATGGGATCATGGAACGGGGTCACTACTTCCCTCCCCAGTGGTCTGCACTGAGGAGGGTTGCCCGTGTCCTGTATAAAGGCGTGCGAGCCAAGGCCCGCAGGCTTCGGCGACCTCCTGGGCTCCCGCTTAGCCTGGGTGGTCTTGGCCATCCTAGCAAGGGGATGCGTGAAATGCCGAAGGTTGTACGCGCGCAACTTTATACACTCCTCTTTGGAGGAGCTGATCCTTCCAAGTATGTCACAAGAGTGGATGTCTTCTATTCCCCTTCCGACCCGCGGAAGTTTGAGGGTATCCGGAAGATGTTCCACAGCGCTTATGAGGGCGAGCCTGCGTTCGCCACACATGAGCCAGTGGAGGGGACATCTTTCGTTACAAACCGGGAGTACTCGCGCTTCATCTCTAAGATGTCGCACGAACTGTACTGGGCTCTCGGGGGAGACTACCGCTCTTGTGAACCAAAGGCGATGAAACCAGGGAAACTTAAACTTCCCCCTCCAGGTCC